CAAGGCAAACAGGTAGCTTTTCACGAATTACAAATTGGTAACAACGATCAGTTTATTGATTCAATAATTACAGATATTGATAGAGCTATTGATTCTGTACAAATAGATCCTGATGTAAAAGCCAAGAAAGCTAGTGATAGATTTTATCAAACTCAAGTACTACCATTACTAGAAGAGTTTGGTAGCTTTGATGATATACCACCAGAACGATATGCTGACTTAGAAACAGCTTGGGGTAATGATCCTACACTTAGGTTTGAGCCATTTCCAGAATACATAAAAGGTGGTTACTCTAAAACTCAAACAGGTAGTAGATTTAGTAATAGTAGTTATTCTAGTCGTATAGGTAAAGCTGATAGATACTCTGGCTTTAGAGATGACTTTGAAAAGGATTTTGCAGCAGAATTAGCTCTAAGTGCAAAAGGTTCAGAAAGTGGTTATAGATTAAATCAACTTGAAGGTTTTGAAGTAGATAAAGCTTATGGTGCTTTTATAGAGGATTATGAATTAGAAAGAAAAGATAACCCTAATGAAAGTGACGCAGTTTTATTTAAAAAATCTTATGACAAGATATTAAAAAAACTATTAAAAAGAGAATATAGAGAAGAAGAGCAACCATATATAACAACACAAGTTGATATGGCACAGATAGCTACAAAAGTTATACAAGATCCGTCTTTATTAGATGCCGAAGGTTACTTATCTTTACACGAACTACCTCAACTAAATGAAGCTAGACTTTGGTATCTTAGAAAAAGAGGTGATATTCCACAGTTCTGGAAAGACTTAGCAAAGAAAACAGGACTAGATCCTAGATTATTGATGAGGCAAAGATTGATTGCAACTGGTGGTTATGATCCTAAGACAATGAGAATTGTAAAAGATAATCCTTATCCTGAGCTTAACGAGTTTCAGCTTGCAGACTTGCAACGTAACCCTACAGCACATAAAGGTATCAGACTGTTCTATAAAAGAGATGGTAAATCAGCTGCTGTAGTGATTGACGCATCTAGAATAAGAGATAAAGATGGTAACTATCAGGAAGATGGGTACTATGAATTTAGACGAGGTGGTATAAAGAATCCTAGAACAGGTGGTGAAATATTTGATATGAGAAGTGTTCTAAACTTATCTAAAAGAGGTGGTACAAACTGGGGTCGATATGGATTTACCTCTGGTGAAATAAAGTTAATTATGTCATCAGGTAAAATAGATATAAATGCTAAATTTGATGAAGATACACAAACTCAAATGTTAGCAGTATTATACGAAAAACAATTAGAACAGAAGAACGCTATTCGTGGTGTTGCTATAGATGGTAAAACATTTTGGCGACTAAATGATTTGACTGAAGTTGAGAAAAAAGCGGTAGAAGAGTTCTTCCCTGCACTAAAAGAAGCAGATTTATTTGGCAACTGGGGTACAATGTCTCAAGATCTTATTGATATAGTCTTTTCACCTAAGAAGGCTAGAAGAGTTGTCGAACCTAAAAAACAAACTAGACGTGGTAGACGTTAATGGCTGAAGAGTATACACTAAATTTTGATAAAGACGATCTGGAAGCGATGCAAGAAACTGCTCAAGAAGCTACAGAAGCCTTTATCCAGCGTAGAGAAGAAGAGCGAGTCGATCAAGAAGCTTCACAGCAAGTCGAGCAGCAAGCTGCCGATGTAAAGTTCGACCCTCGAAACGCTGAAACATGGGGAGCTAAGGCTCTCATTAAAGAAGGTCAGTCCATTTTATCTGGTGGACTACAAGATACAGCCTCGTCACTTGCTACATTTCCAGAGCGTACAGCAGACGCATTATCTGGTGAAATGCAGAGGCAACGAGAAGAAACAGGTGAGTATAGACCAGACTGGACACCATTTGGTGCATACGATAACCCCATCGAAACACATACATGGTGGGGTAAACAGTTACGTGGACTGGTACATTTTGGATCTCTTGCAGCTGGCACAATACTAGCAGCAAAAGGTGCAGCCGCTACTGGACTTATAACAGTACCAGCTGGACTAGCAGCATTTGCTAGTAGTAGCCTTGTTAGAGGTGCAGCTGTTGGAGCTGTATCTGACCTTATATCAAAAGAATCAGATGAACAAAACGCATTAGGTGCATTACGTGACCGATATGGTTGGGTAGATACACCTTTGTCTACAAAAGACACAGACCATCCTGTTATGATGAAAGTTAAAAACATCGTAGAAGGTATGGGCATAGGTCTTATATTTGATGGACTTGCATATGCCTTGAAGAAAGGCAGCAAAGAGTCTGTAGATCAGATTATAAACCGAAATAAAAGTCTTAAGAATCAACACATACAGGCTGGTATTGCACAACTAAGACAGGGCGATGCTGAGTTTAGAGCAGACAAAAACTTACCATTAGCAGAACCACATCAAGCTGCACATATATCAGAAGTAGAACCACAGGTAGCTAGAGAACAGCTATCTAAAACTCGTACAGACTGGGGCTCAGAAGAAGGATCTACAGGTAGTGTAACAACACCAGTAGAACGTGAGCGTATAGCACGAGAAGGTGCAACAGATGATGAAACAGTTGAACGTATTTTACGTGGTTTATTTAGTAATGAGAAGTTTGCAAAAGAATTAGAAAAGGCAAAAGGTAGTAGAAAAGCTTTAGCTGCTACATATAGAGAAGCTATCGAAGCACATCAACGCATCACACAAGGTAGAAATGCAGCAGATATGTCGGCAGAAGAGTATCTAAAAGAGCTGTTTGAAACCAATGATGTCATTGATGGTTTTGAAAACTGGACATCTAGGAACGTAGTTGTTGCTGACCTTGTACTAGGTACACTAATGAAACAGTTACGTGATACTGGTATTGCTGGTAGAGAAATAGCAGACTTAGTTGATCTAAATGATATAGATGGCCCAGCTAAGCAAATTGTAGATACTATGCTAACTGCATTGTACCAAACAAAGAAAGCAAGATTTATCAAGTCTGACTCATTTAGAGCTTTGGGTGCTGGTAAAGCTAGAAAAGAAGCACTAGAAACTATAGTAAAACAAGAAGTAGAAGATGCAAAAGAAGCTATAACGTCTGTATTAAATCTTGCAAAAGATGATGCAGATGATAACTTACTGAACGCATTGTTTGAAGCATTTTCTATGATGGATGACGTTAACTCACTTGACGACTTTGATAATCTTATGCGTACCTTGTTAAAAGGTGGTAAGTTAAAACCTAATGGTGTAGATCGTACTGGTGCTATTATCAGAGAACTAGAAGGTGTAATGACTAATAGTATTCTATCTGGCCCTAAAACTCCAATGCGAGCTATTATGGGTACATCAACTGCAACGTTACTAAGACCTCTTGCAACTGCGTTAGGTTATGCTGTAAAAGCACCATTTACTGGAGACACTCGTGGACTAAGAGCAAGTCTTGCAGCTGTCAACGGTATGGTAGAAGCTATACCAGACTCGTTTAGAATATTTAGAACAAAACTAAATTCTTACTGGAAAGGTGACTTAAGAACTATTAAGACACGATTTTCTGACTATACAAGAGGTGACGATAACTGGGAGATATTACGTCGTTGGGCAGAAGATAGCGGTAGAGCTACACCCGGAGAGCAGGCTGCATTTAGACTTGCTAACATGGCTAGGTCTATGAACAATAGCAACTTGTTGACATACTCTACAAAGATTATGGCTGCAACTGACGATGCCTTTGCATATGTATTAGGTCGTGCTAAGATGCGTGAAAAGGCTATGCGTAGAGTTATGGAGCTACAAGAAGGTGGCTACAAAACACCAAAGGTAACTAAAGAGTTGATGAGAGCATACGAAGATGACTTCTACTCACAAGTCTTTGACTCTGCTGGTAATCTTACAGATGAAGCTACTAACTTTGCACGTAAAGAAGTTACACTTACACAAGAACTAACAGGCTTTGCAAAAGGTCTAAACGATGTATTTACAGCTACACCATTAGCTAAACCATTCTTTTTGTTTGCTAGAACAGGTGTAAATGGACTTGCACTTACAGGTAAGTATACACCCGGTTTTAACTTTTTAGTCAAAGAGTTCAACGACATTGCATTTGCAAACCCAGCTGATCTAAGCAGTGTATCTAAGTATGGTATATTTACTGTTGAAGAGCTAGCCAACGCAAGAGCTTTACAACAAGGTAGATTAGCGATTGGTTCTGCTGTCGTATTTATGGCTACACAGGCATGGATGCGTGGTGATCTTAATGGTAATGGCCCAGTTGATAGACAGAAAAGACAGATGTGGTTAGATGGTAAGTGGCAACCAAGAACTATAAAGCTAGGTGCTGTACGTGTTGGTTACGATCAGTTTGAACCATTTAACTTAATTATGTCTACAATCGCTGACGTGGGTGATGCAAGCGAACTTATGGGCGAAGAGTGGACAGAAAATGAATTAGGCAAAATATCATTGGTTGTGGCACAAGCTGTAACAAGTAAGTCATATCTAGCTGGTATACAGTCTTTTGTAGATTTATTTGGTGGTAGACCCGGACAAGGGCCACGTATTGGAGCAAACTTACTTAACAATACTGTACCGTTAGCTGGTTTACGTAATGAACTAGGTAGACTATTTAACCCATACATGCGTGAGATTGGATCTGGTATTAGACAATCCATACGTAACCGTAACCAAATAACAGAGGGTCTAGCAAATATAAATCCATTAGCTAAACCTTTACCAATTAAGTATGACATGCTAAACGGTAAACCACTTAGAGATTGGGACTTTATGACTCGTGCATATAATGCTATTAGTCCTATAAGTCTTAATTTAGACCAATCAGAAGGCCGCAACTTTTTGTTTGATAGTGGTTACGACCTACGTCTGTCTACATATTATGCACCTGATAGCACAAACTTAACTGACCAACCAGAAATTAGATCTAAGTTTCAACGAGCTATAGGTTTACAAAACTTAGAACGAGAGCTAGATAAATTAGCAAAGAATCCAAAAGCTATTGCATCTATGAAACAGATGTACAATGATATTAGAACTGGACAACGTGCTGATTTTAATGCTAGAGATTATTGGCATAACAGAGCTATAGATAGATTATTCCAAAGAGCACGTAGAGTTGCATGGGCATCTATTAAGAACGACTCTGATATACTTAAGCTGATAGAAGAGCAAAGACGTAGAGATGTAGCACAGCTACAGAAACGTAATACAACAGCTAACATCCTCAACATATACAAATAAATGGCAACAACATTCGTAGATTATACTGGGGATGGAAATGCGACAAAAGCGTTTTCTTTCCCTTCTATACAAGAGTCTGACGTAAAAGTGTCTGTAGATGGTGTTGTAAAAACAGTAACTACACACTACAACATAACAAACTACACTACTACAGGTGGTGGTAATGTAGTCTTTACATCAGGCAACATACCAGCTAGCCCAGCAGATATTCGTATCTTTCGTGATACAGATGTAGATAGCGCAAAGGCTACATATACGGCAGGGTCATCAGTCAAGGCAGCTGACCTTAATGCCAACCAT